GATCAATTTGCTACTTGGTTTGGCTATGACTACTTTGAAGATGAGTTTGAATAATTATATTTGATTTATATTGAATACCAGTACGTGCTTAGAATTTCAACTGCCCAGTGGTGGAGGTGGAATGCCTGCAGGCATGACTAGGCATAGGATATTAACCAAAATAAAAGAATTTTCAGAGACATATAAAGTAGAATATAGGTATAAATCTAGTGGCTATAGAATAAGAATATGGTTTCCAAAAGAGGAATACTATACATTGTTTTTTCTTGTCACTGATGTTAATAAGTACTGGATGCCACCTACTATTGAATATGAGTACTACCAAGATGAATAAACATGTGAAATTTAGATCAGACGTAGATATAGATTTTGGAAATAGGGAAGATATACTAGCAAATATCAAGCATACACCTGCGGCTATGCGTAAGGTTAATCCTATAAGAAAACATGCTACTGGAATTTATGTAACAGATATTCCATGTGATCCAATGAATGACATGGCTGCTATTGATTACTCAGATGCAGAAAATAGAGGTTATTTAAAATTAGATTTTCTAAATGTTCATGTTTACAATAAAGTAAAAAGTGAGGAACATTTAATTGAATTAATGAGAGAACCTGATTGGTCTAAATTAAAGAATAAAAATTTTGTAGAACAGTTGATTCATTTGAACAATCATTATAACTCAATACAAAAGATGCCTGAACCCATTAACAGCATACCTAGATTAGCTATGTTTCTAGCTGTTATCAGACCTGCTAAAAAACATTTGATTGGTAGAACTTGGAATGAAATCGCAAAAACTGTATGGGATAAGGGGGATGATGGCTATCACTTTAAAAAGGCGCATGCCATTTCATATTCATGGCTTGTCGCGGTACATATGAATTTACTAGAGTAATCTTTTTACTAGTGTAATACTACGTTTTTTGGATCTACGTTTATGTAATTCAGCTAAACTACATACAGGGCCGTGAATTATAATTAAATTTTTATTTGTAAAGGTCCTTAAAAAAGGTTTAAAAATAGACCACTCTTCTTTTAAAAATAAGTTAATAGGTATTAATCTATTGCTTTCCCACCACCACGTTTCACCTAACTTTAAAAAAGTATTTTTTGCTTCTAAATCAATTATTGCGCCATAGTCATATATAGTGGTAACTGTGTCATCACGATTTTGCACTATACCAACATAGTCTTGGTCGGCATAGGAGCACACAGTAATAAAAGGGTGATGCTCGGTTAATTTAGTAAAAAAATCTTTTTGAACCATACAGAATATTTACTCTAGGTTGCCCGAATTAATAATTAAATATATAGAGACTAAATACTAGAAGGAGCTCAAATTTGTGTACTCAACCGCAGTATTCGTCTATACCCAACGACAAATTGTTGTTTTATTAACCGGTTATTCACCCAGGAGATACATGCCCGTATATGCCAAACCCCTAACTCTTAACAGAGGCGTAGATAATCAAATCCAGTTTCAGTTTTTAAATCAAGAACAAAAACCGGTGGACATTACAGGTAAGCAAATTACCTGTAGAATTATCAATTATCAAGGTAATGCAACTCTATTACGCAAGAGTCTTACTTTACAATTACCAGCTACAGGTATTGCGGCTCTTGAGGTAAGTGCGGCTGATCTAGTGCCAATCGACCCGCAAAAATGCTATTATTCATTGGAAATACCAGTTGGTGATTTTGATTATCCTGTTTTTGTAGACCAAAATGCAGGTGCTAGGGGCGATATGTATATTGTTAACTCAGTATTACCTAGCTTTGTTCCATCAATTGAAGTTAGTATTCCCACTGGACAAGCATTCCCCAACAATAATCCAAATCAAAATTCTCAACCTGATGTTACATATTATTCTAGTGTGATTGAAAGTAGCGATAATCCAATACTTACCTTCCAAGTTAAACTATTAGAATATTATGGGAACGTTGATATTCAAGGTTCTACTATCGTAGATGGAGATTGGTATCCCATTACTAGTAATACCTATGATGATACCACAGATACAATTGGATATACCATTAATGGATTCCATCCTTATGTAAGAATTGGATTCACTAGCAACGCCGGTGCTATAACCAACATATTGTCACGATAGTTCTCCGTTGTAGTTGTTTAACTATTAAATCTGTGTTATACTATAGGGATGTTTGATATCCTATCTATTATTCCAGGTAAAAAAAAGAACACTCAATCTGGATGGACTTCTTTCAACGCCATATGTTGTGGATTCAAAGGTCATAAACCTGATCAGAGAATGCGTGGCGGGATCAAGTTTGATGGTGAAAATTGGGCATATGCCTGTTTCAATTGTGGATTCAAAACTGGGTTTACCTTAGGTAAAAGTATAGCTCCAAACACTAGAAAGTTGCTACAGTATTGTGGTATTGAAGATGCCCAAATAACTAAATGGAGTCTAGAAAGTCTACAGCATAAAGATTTGTTAGATTATATTAGAGTAAAAAAACAAAAAAGTAGAATTAAATTTCAAGACCATACATTACCTGTAGGAGAATTAATTGATATTAACAACAACAAACATAATACATTTTCAGAGTATTTGTTAAAAAGAGGTATAAATCCCGATAGTTATCCGTTTTTAATTACCCCTCACGAAAAAGGTAGAAACGGTAATCGTATTATAATTCCATATACTTATAAAAATAAAATAGTTGGTCATACTAGTAGATTCTTAGATAATAGAATCCCCAAATATATCAATGAGCAACAACCAGGTTATGTTTTTAACATTGATAGTCAAAAGCCTGAATGGCAAGTATGTATTGTTACTGAGGGTATCTTTGATGCACTAAGTATAGATGGAGTAGCAGTAATGCACAATGACATTAATAACGACCAAGCAACATTATTAGGATCATTAAATAAGCCAATCATACTAGTTCCTGATAGAGATAATACAGGATTAGCGTTATGTGATAAAGCATTAGAGTTAGGATATCAAATTAGTTTACCAAATTGGGATGTAGATGTTAAAGATGTAAATGACGCAGTAGTAAAATATGGAAAATTACCAACATTGATGAGTATATTACAGGCAGCAACTAGTAGTAAAATTAAGATAGAATTACAGAGGAAGAAAATTGCTAAAGGAATATAATAAAGACGTTCAGTTGCTATTCTTACAAATGATGCTAACCAATGCAGAATTGTATACTAGAGTAATGAATATTATGAACTCAGAGAACTTTGACAGGTCAATTAGACCAGTTGCCGAGTTTATTAAAGAATATAGTACCAAGTATAGCCTATTACCCGATATTACTCAAATCAAAGCAACTACTGGTATTGACGTTGAATTAATTGAAGATTTTAGTGATAAACATACTGAATGGTTTCTTGCAGAATTTGAATCGTTTACTAAACGGCAAGAATTAGAACGTGCGATTTTGAAGTCAGCCGATTTGTTAGAGAAAGGTGATTTTGGGCCAGTTGAAAAACTAATTAAAGATGCGGTTCAAATCAGTTTACAACGTGATATGGGTACTGATTACTTTGCAGATCCTAAAGGTCGTATTAACAAATATTTTAATGCAGGTGGACAGCAAAGTACTGGATGGCCCCAACTTGATAAACTATTGTATGGTGGTTTTAGTCGTGGTGAACTGAATATTTTTGCAGGTGGATCAGGCTCAGGTAAGTCATTGGTAATGATGAATATTGCACTGAATTGGTTGCAAATGGGCCTGAGTGGTGTTTATATATCACTGGAACTTTCAGAAGAATTGACTTCACTAAGAACCGATGCAATGTTAACTAGTATGAGTACTAGGGACATTCGTAAAGATATTGATTCTACTGAACTCAGAGTTAAAATGGCTGGTAAAAAAGCTGGTCAATATAGAGTTAAAGGTCTGCCTGCACAAAGCAATGTCAATGACATTCGTAGTTATTTAAAAGAAGTACAAATTCAAACAGGTATGCGTGTAGATTTTGTGATGATTGATTATTTGGATTTGGTTATGCCTGTGAGTGTTAAAGTCAATCCCAATGATCAATTTATTAAAGACAAATATGTAAGTGAAGAATTGCGTAACTTGGCAAAAGAGTTGGGTATTCTTATGGTAACAGCAAGTCAATTGAATCGGTCGGCAGTAGAAGAAATTGAATTTGATCATAGTCATATTGCAGGTGGTATCAGTAAGATTAATACAGCGGATAACGTGTTTGGTATTTTCACAAGTCGTAGTATGCGTGAACGCGGACAATATCAAATTCAATGTATGAAAAGTCGTAGTAGTACTGGGGTAGGTCAAAAGATTGATCTAGACTATAATATAGAAACCATGCGTATCACTGATAGTGATCCTGAAGGTAATGGAGATCAGCAAAATTCATATACTCCTAAACCTAATCCTAATAATATTATGAGTACTCTAAAAACAACATCTATGGTAATAGATCAGTCTACGGGAGAAATATTAGAGCCTGAAAACAAGCGAGTAGTTGCAGATGTGCAGGGCAGTAAATTAAAATCATTACTTAATTCACTAAAGAAATAATTATTACATATAGAATAAATATAATATGCAGAAAAAAACTCGCAGCCTTTTGGAAGAATTAGAAGCTTTAAGCGATAATCGTGATGTAAATCATATTATTGAAAACCGAGCCCATAACATTATTACCAGTGCTATTAATTTGTTAGAACTAATTAATAAGCATTATGATAGTGAGAGATCGGAAATCTTAGAAAGAAAGCTATTAAGTGCTATAAAAGGTAGAGATCAAGCTAGATTTGCAAAATCATTAAGGAAGAAAAATGAAGCTCCAGGAAATCAATGAAGCAGAAGTAAGTGAGGCGGGCATAATAGGGCGTGGTATTGCCGCTGCTCAACAGCTTGGATCTAAACTAACGGGCGGTGATTTAAGTCAATTATCTGTTACTGACAGACATGCCATGAATATCTTTATTAAAGATTTTCTTAAAAAAGTTTCCCCAGCATTAGGCATTGCCGTCAATAGTAAGATAGTTGATCCTACTATAGTAGATACAGCAAGTATAGGTGGTGGCGGGGCAATTAGACCTACTGGAGCTCCAATAAGTCAGCTAGGACAACAAGCACGCCAGCAAATGCTAGCTCAACGAGCGGCTAATGCAGCTCCTGGTACAGGAAGAAAACCCACAGCTACTAGTCAGCCAACAGCACCCGCAGCAGCAGCCCCAGCAGCGCCTACAGTACCAGCCGCGCCTACAGTACCAGCAGCCCCAGCAGCTCCTACAACTAGGCAGCCAGCTGAACCTGAACCCGCCCCATTTGACTTTAATCCTCCAGAAGAAATATTTAACGTAGGAAGAAGAGAGCCTAGAAGAATAGGTTCTCTCAGCGAAACACAATATCAAAAATTAAATTCAATTTTTGAAAGCATACTACTTAATGAAGCAAAAAGTATACCTACTTTCCTTAAAGATTTTCTTCACGCCAATGTTCCCCAACTTAACACTAATGATCCTGAGATCGCTAAGACAATAAACCAACTTACTAATCAGGTTCAAACTGATTGGACTAAAGACAAAGGTAAAAGTGCATTAACTAAATTGGCACAATCTGCATATATTCTAGCTATGTTACCAAGCTCTAGTGGTGCTCCTAGCTCAGCCGGCGCAGGTGGGCAAGGTGCACAAGGTGGTGGAACTCAGGGTGCAGGTGGCGGAGCAGGCGGTGCTCAGGCAGCTCCTGAAATAGCACAATATACTAATAATATATTATCGCAAATTAATAGAATGCAAAGAAATGATGCAGATGATTTAGATGCTATCATTATGAATTCTTTGCGTAGATTGTATAAAGTTAACTCTTCAGCTTACATGGACACTGTAAAACATCTTAGAACAATGCTACAAACTAGTGCGCCAGCTACACCTGCCCCCACACAAGGAGGTCCCGCGCAAGGCTCACCTAATCTAGTAATAACTAGAGAATCTAAAAACAGAGTTAGAAAATGAATTTGGCTGAATCATTAGCCTCTCTTAGGAATAAGCTAGAAACTATTGATGTTCCTCCATTAAATGAGGATAAAGGACACTTGGACCATCCTGAAGATTTAGTATTTTTAGGTGATGTTACCGGTGCCAATCGTGCTGTAGATGCGATTGTAAAAACAGTTGCAAATCCAAAAACTGTTACTATCAAGTGGGATGGTTATCCTGCTCTTATATTTGGTCGTGATACTAATGGTAAATTTAGTATCATGG